AAAGTCAAGAGCAGATGCGTTGCAACCGCTTCGCGCTTGCCTGCTGACTGGCAACCGAGCGAAGCGGATATTGCCTACTGCAACAAAGAGCGCCCAGAACTGAAGGTCGATCGCGTTGCAGAGAACTTCCGCGACTACTGGCATGCAAAGGCTGGCGAGGGAGCGAGGAAAGTGAACTGGTCGGCAACTTGGAGGACTTGGGTAAGGAATGAGAAGGACATGAGACAGCCGCCAGTTTCACAGTTCAAGAGCGAGAAGCAGCGCAACATGGAAGCATCAATGAAGGCAATTTACGGGCCGAAGGCTCCAGCCCAGACCGAGAAACTAATCACAGGAGAAATCGTATGACCGCAGCACAACTGCCAGACCTCTGGATTGCCAAGATCTTTGACCGCCTGCTTGGGGTCTATGGAAACCAGTTTCTTTCGAAGTTCAGCCGGATTGAAGACGGCGTGGACGTCGGTCTTCTCGGCGCCAAGCAAGTCTGGGCTGAAGAACTGGCCGGCTTCGTAGATCTTCCCGGGTGCATTTCCTACGCGCTCGGAAACCTTCCGCAGGACTTCCCGCCGAACGCCCTGCAATTTGTGGAACTCTGCAGGAAGGGTCCGCGCCCCGGAATGAAGGCGCTTACCTACAGTGGGCCGCCAGCAAACCCTGAGAAGGTGAAAGAATTCACCGCGAAGCTGCAGGAAATTCTTCGCTCTGCAAACCGGGGCAGCGACCCAATCTTCTGGGCGACGCACCCAAAGAGCCAGCTTGCCCTCGACTTCATCAACGACGCAGCGAAGAATGATCCGGCAAGGTTCAGGCCGTGCGTTGATCACCTGATTGCTGAGGGAAAGGTGTCGCCTGACGGGAGGAGGCTTCTGGTGCGGTATGAGGGATTGGGTCTCTGGTCAAAGGCATGACAGACCAGCCAACCCTGCCCGGCGTCGCCGAGCCGCGGATAGCCTTCTGCGTCGAGTGGATTGTCACCATGAAGCACAACAAGGCCTACTGCGCGAAGTGCATCGATTTCTGGCGCGACCTCTACGGCGAGTCTTTCGCCGACAAGGTCGCTCGGGAGGTCGGCAAGGAATTTCGCCGAAGAAAGTCACCATCGCCCCTTGACGCACAGTCTCTCGGGTGAGAAAATCGAAGCTGGTCAAACAGGAGAAAATCATGAAAGTCATCATCGGCGGGGCGCTCCCCGACTCGGGCAAGATCGCCAGATTTGCCGGGAAGGATCCGAACCAGGAAATACCCTTCGCAGAAGAAACCGTCCGGCCCGGGTGTGCCGCGGCCATGGCAGGAATCGCCGTTCTGGTGATCTGCATCTGCGTCGCGTTCGGGGTGTCGGCATGAAAACCGGAGCCGTAAGGGACGCCGCGCTGAAGGAAATCGCGAAGATTCCCAGTCTGGTTTCACAAGGCGTTTCACGCGATGGGAATCACTTCAAGATCCGGGTTGAAACACCATCCGGAGTCCGAACGCTCGTCGTATCAGTCACCGCAAGCGACTGGCGGGCGGCACTGAATAACCGAGCAATTCTGCGCCGTTTGGCGAGGGGAGAAGCGTGATGTATTGCACACCAGAAGAACTGAGAAAAGCCAGAGTCCAGCACCGTTGCACGAATTGTGGCGAAGCGATTGAAGTTGGAACTGATTATGTTCGGTGGGCAAGCTACGACGAGGCGTGTTTTACCAACAAGATGCACCCCGAGTGTCGTGATTCTCTGCAAGAAGATGGCCAGCCTTTTGAATACACGCCGTATAGCGGAGAACGGCCGAAGGTGGAAGCATGAAAATCGCATTCTGCACACTGATATTTATCGCCGGGTTTTTGGCCGGCGTGAATATGGAAATTCGTCCTGATTACGTGCAAGATACGTGGAGAATATGGGCGTCAATATTCTTCGCAATTCTTTTCACAAGCATGATTGTCGAGGGAATATGAAAATGACAGAGAAAGCTGAATGGATAGTCGATCTGGAAAAACTTCGGGCTGAATACGAAGCTTGGTTTATCGGCAAATTCGGATACCCGCCGATGCCGATTCATTCACGGGTGCTGGATTTCTGCTGGCACGGGTATCAGGCCGGTGCGGCTAGTCGGTATGCAGAGATTGCCGAACTGCGCCAGCAACTCGACATGGTTAGCGAAGAATTTTGCCTTCCAAAAGGAATTGGACCGGCTCCGGGAGAAATAAAGCGGATTCTGAGTGGCCTGCGTCATGAACTCGAAGAGGCGCGTGGATTGATGGAAGACTGTTCCGGATGGCTACATGCCGATCACACGGAAGAAAGATCCTTGCTGCGGAAAATTGGAGAATTCCTGAAATGACTACCAAGCGCATAATCACCGGCAGCGTCGCCCGAGAAGCAATCAAGCGGATCATCGGCGAGGCGCCAGAGGGGTCCGTGGTCACAATCCGCGAGGGCGATCGGACGCTGGAACAGAATGCCCTGTTCCACGCCCTCTGCACTGAGGCGTCCAAGCACTGCTCGTTCATGGGAAAGTCCCGGACACCGGACGAGTGGAAGATCCTCTTCGTTTCCGGCCATGCCAAGGCAACCGGGGCGCCGTCGGAAATCGTCGCCGGACTCGAAGGAGAATGGCTGAATATCAGGGAATCAACCGCGGAAATGGGCAAGAAGAGAATGAACAGCCTTATCGAATATACCGAGGCCTATCTGGCCCAGAATGTGAGGGAATCGTGAATATCAATAGCAAGATGGTGAGGAGAATAATCACTCGCCAATTTTCGGAAAAACAACTGGCGGCCTCACCAGAAACTCGCCTATGGATAGACGTTCTGGTTCTGGCGATCGCCGAGAAACAATCGGACCCGCTGTTTTTCACCGACGGCCGCTGCCAGACTGTTTGTGCAATGATCGGCATGGAATATCCGGTGATCGAAATGATCATTCAAAATATCGATGAACTCATGGAAAAGGAAAGGGTGGCGCTGGCGTGAATATCATCCTGAGTGGAGCGGAAATGCTTGTCGCCGCAGTATCTGGGGCCATGCGGCTGATAAGCGCAGAGAAGAAAAAGCTGACGCCAACAGCCCATGGCCCGAGAGACTGGAATTACGAAATCGAGGGCGCCATGGCAGAGGTTGCATTTGCCAAGTTCCGCAAGGCCTATTTCGACCCGAGCCTTAACTGGTTCGGATTGAAAGACGTGGATGGCTATGGAGTAAGGCACACCGGCCGCGCCGACGGATGCCTGATAATCCGGCCTGAGGACGGCGATGGGAAATACGCGCTGGTCACTGGCGGCAGGGGCAGGTACCGGGTTGCCGGGTGGCAGCTTGCCGAGGAGGTCAAGGGTTGGGATGAGTGCTACAAAACCTTTGACGACAACAGGGAGCCGGCATGGTTTGCGCCGCAGGATCGGCTTCACCAGTGGGCCGATGAATGAAACGCTGCCGCCAGTGCAAAAAGGAGTTCGAACCGACCCGGCCGCTGCAGTCGGTTTGCTCCCCCGAATGCGCCTTGCTCGTGGCCATGAAGAAAACGCAGCAGGAAATGCTCAGGAAGGCCTCTGCAGAGCGTCAGGACGCGCTCAAGCGCCGGAAGGCGATGCGATCTATGTCCGAGCTACGGAAACGCGCTCAGGAGGCCTTCAACGCCTACATTCGTGAGCGAGATCTGGGCGAGGCCTGCATCGCTTGCGGTCGGTTTCATGACGGGCAGTGGCATGCGGGGCACTACCTGACGACGGCGGCGCACCCGGAACTCAGGTACGAACCGAAAAATTGTCACAAAAGTTGTAGTCCCTGCAACCTGCACTTGTCTGGGAACCTGCTGGAATACCGCAAGGGACTGATCAGGCGATATGGTATTGAATTGGTAGAGTGGCTGGAAGGGCCGCATGAGCCGAAGCATTACAGCCGGGACGACCTGATCGCCGAAGAGGCGAAGTGGAAGGCCGAACGCAAGGCGCTGATCAGGAGTCGCGATAATGCTTGAAATCACGCCCATTTCATTGGCTGAGGCAAACGCATTTGTCGAAAACTACCACAGGCATCATAGGCCGGTCCCCGGGGCAAAATTCTGCATTGCCGTCAGCAACGAAAGCACGGTTCATGGAGTCGCAATAGTTGGTCGGCCTGTGGCAAGGAAACTTGATGACGGATGGACGCTTGAAGTGAATCGCGTTTGCACGGACGGTGCCA